ATGAAATTGAAACTTTAAATGAATATGAAAATCATGAACAAGTAATATTAATAAATGTGCCATACAATGAATCAAAAGGAGCTTGTTGGGCTAGAAATAAAATTCAACAATTTTATAAAGGAGAGAAATATACATTACAATTAGATTCTCATCATAGATTTGTAAAAAATTGGGATGATTTATTAATTAAAATGTATAATAGTTTAAAAGAAAAAGGATTTCAAAAACCATTAATAACTACTTATTTACCTAGTTATGATCCTTTTAATGACCCCAAAAATAGAACAAATATACCAACAAAAATAAGTTATAAAGAAACTTGTAAAGATGGTTCTATTTTATTTTCTTCTTCATATATAGACCACTTTAAAACACTAACAGAACCTTTGCAAACATATTTTTATTCTGCACATTTTTGTTTTACAAGTGGTGATTTTTGTGTAAATGTAAAACATGACCCTAATTATTATTTTACAGGTGAAGAAATGAATATAACACTTAGATCTTATACACATGGGTATGATTTATTTTGTCCTCATATTTTAATAGCTTGGCATGAATATACTAGAAATTATAGAACAAAACATTGGGACGATGATAAAGAATGGTGGAAATTAGATAAATTATCTAAAGAACGTAATCGTATATTTTTTAATATGGAATTACAACAAGATGTTATTATTGAAGATAAAAAAACATATTTTGGTGAATATTGGTTAGGAAATGAACGTTCAATAGCAGATTATCAAGAATATTCAAAAATAGAATTAAAATATAAAACAGAAAAAATAGAAACTATTAGTAAAAAATATTCATTTGAATTAAATATACCAGAATACGAATATACTGAATTACAATTTTTATTTCTTGGGTTTAAAGATAATAATGATAAAGAGATTTATAGATTCGACATTAGAGATTTTACAGAGAAAAAAATATCAGTTAAATTTGATTCTAATACAGAACCAATTAAATATATATGGTGGCCATATTTTATTGAAACTCAATGGGGTACTAATGTCGAAGTAAAATTATAAAATATTTAATAATTATATTTATTTATTATATTATATTAATAAATATAAATGAACATTTGCATTGTAAGTTTAGCTACGAAAGAATTGGATTATATGGATGGGGCAATATTTAATAAACAACAATATTGTAAAAAACATAATTATACATTCATAAATTATACTGAAAGATTCAGTAAACGTCATTGTCCATGGGATAAAATACAATCAGTAATTAAAAATATACATTTATTTGATTACATTATCTGGGTTGATGCAGATGCTTTATTTAATAATTTTTCTATAAAGTTTGAAGATATTATTAATGAAAATCCAGATAAAGATTTTTTATTTTGCAAAGATCCTTGTTATAGTGAAGATCGTCCTCATTGTATGATAAATACAGGAGTTATGATATTTAAAAATACTATAATATCAAGAAAAATATTAGAAGATACTTGGAGTTCATGTAATGATTATTGTGTAGATAAATTAGAGAAAAATAGTTACAATGGTTATCCACATGAACAAGGTGCTATTGCAAATTTATTAAGAACTGAAGAATATTCTAATTGTTATTATTTATATGAACAAACTAAATTTAATACACATCCATGGTGTTCGAATAATGAAACGTTTATTATTCATTATATGGGTTCTAGATCAAATGAAGATGGTATAAAAGATTTTGTATCTAATGTAGAGAGAATTAATAAAAAAGAAAATATTTAACGAGGAGGATTATAAGGTCTATAAAAATGATTATCATATTTTACATTTGCATCATAAAATGATACACCGGGTGGTGCATTATATGAATAATTGTAGTTGCACGTTGGCGTAAAACTAGCAGGAACTGGGGTTTGTGCTGAGTTTATATTTAAGAAAACCATATTTGCATAGCTCTTTTTTACTGCATTTGGGTTTTGATTGCATCTTACCAGATAATTATGCCAATAATTATGTGTTTTTCCAATGCTTGGTGCAGTCCCACTTTTCATAGGACCAGAAAATGTATTATTGTCAATGTGATTTACATAAGATTGTATATTACGAACTTTCTTTGAACGACCTGCCATATATTATCCACTTTTAAAAAAGTGGAGCAAAAGATTATACACTTTTAAAAAAGTGGAGCCAAAAGATTATATACTTTTTTAAAATATCAATTTACTAAATATAAAACTTTTGGCTCCACCTTTTCTAAAATTGAATTAAAACTTTGGCTACACCTTTTCTAAAATTGAATTAAAACTTTTGGCTAGACCTTTTCTAAAATTGAATTAAAACTTTTGATTCCATCTTTTCTAAAATTGAATTAAAACTTTGGCTACACCTTTTCTAAAGGTGGATTTCTAATTGATTTATTTGTTCTAAAGTTAACGATTCTGGAAATTCAATATGAAAATGTATTATCATATTACCTTTATGTTCACCTCTTTGTAACCCCATTCCTGGGTAAAATTTTTTATAGTCCGGTGGAATAATATTACCTTTGTTATTATTTAATGTATAATTTTTGCCATTTAAATATTTTATTTCAAAAGAAAAACCACATAATGCTTCTTTAAGTGTTATAGATTTTTCTAAAATTATATCTAAACCATGTCTTTTAAAATATGTTTCATTTGTAATTTTTATAAATACTTTTACATCACCTTTTTGACTCTCATTTATAATATTACCTTTATCTCTTAGTATTATTATTTCACCATCATCAATACCTTGTGGAACAGAAACATAAATAATTTCAGGTTCATGAACTTTTATATTATTTTCCATAACCCATCTTTCTATTTCTAATGGAATAGTTGCCCCATTTAAAACTTGTTCCATTGTTACATTTAAAGTTTTAATTATAGGTGTTGGTTTTTGAACAGCTTGTTGAAACCCCATAGGTCCATTAAAACCTCCATTAAATACATGAATTCTTGAATTTCCTGGCATACCTTGCATCATACCTGGAAATCCACCCCCAAAAAACATATTAAATATATCATCTTCTTGAATATCCATACTACCCATAGTTGAATTTCTTCTCATAAATGGATTTGGATTATTCCTACAATCATCATATTCTTCTCTTTTACTTTGATCACCTAGTATTTCATAAGCAGCATTTATTTTTTGTGTCATATTTATTGCATCTTGATTATTAGGATTTTTATCAGGATGCCATTTCATTTGTAAATTTCTATAAGCTTTTTTTATTTCATCTTTTGATGCTTTTTCATTAATACCTAAAATATTATAATAATTTTCTGACATTATTATTATTATAATAAAAGATATACTTAAATAATTATTAACGTATATATTTAATGAATACAGATAATTTATTTATTCATAAATTTAAACCATTGCTTTTTAAAGATTTTGAAAATGATAATGAAATTATACAAATGTTAAAAACTATGATATTATTAAACAACTTAAATATACTTTTAATAGGTGATATAGCTTCGGGTAAAACATCTATTTTAAATGCATTAATTAGAGAATATTATTCTAACTATACAAGCAAAGATTATCAAGAAAATGTACTTTACATTAATAGTTTAAAAGAACAAGGAATTAATTATTATAGAACAGATGTTAAAACATTTTGTCAAACATGTTCAATTATAAAAAATAAAAAAAAAATAATTATTTTAGATGATATTGATCTTATCAATGAACAAAGTCAACAAGTTTTTCGTAATTGTATAGATAAATATAGTCATAATGTTCATTTTATATCTTCATGTAGTAATATCCAAAAGGTAATCGAAAGTCTTCAATCTAGGTTGACAATTATTCAAATTAAACCATTAAAGAGAGAAAATTTGGAAAAAATTATAAATCATATTAAAATCACTGAAAATATTGAAATAGATGAAGATGCTGAAGATTTTATAATTAATATTTCAAATAATGTAGTAAAAGTTCTAATTAATTATATGGAAAAATTTAAATTATTAAATAAAAGAATTACTTTGCAATTAGCAAATCAATTGTGTTCAAATATCAGTTTTTTAGTTTTTGAAGAATATACTAAACATATTTTAAATAATCATCTTAAAGAAGCTCTAATTATTATTTACGAAATATATGATAAAGGTTACTCTGTAATGGATATACTTGACAATTATTTTATTTTTATAAAAACAACGAATATGTTAAATGATGAACAAAAATATAATATTATTCCATTTATTTGCAAATATATTACTATTTTTCATAATATACACGAAGATGAAATAGAATTATCATTATTTACAAATAATTTAATTCAAATATTAAGTAAAATATAAACAAAAAATAATAATTTTATATTAATATTTATTATAAATGGTATCACAAATTTTTAAAAGCAACGTTCCTACTTCGTTATTATTTAATTTATTAGATAATATTTGTATTAAAAATAATAAATATTATACTTTCAATTCTGATGCGTATAAAAAAGGCATATATAAAGAAGAAATACAACCATTTATTGAACAATGTAAACCTTACTACTTTATGTCTAAACGTAAATATTTGGAGAAAAAACTATCTTATAATACATTTATTACTATTTTACGACAAATATGTAATTTCAATAATATTACATATACATCTCAAATTATTTACAATAAATCTACTTATAATATAGTATATTATGTTTATTTAAATATCTAAATTTAGTATCTTTTCTTTGTTCCAACATTTTTTCTACTATTTTTTGTTTTACTTTTAGATTTAGGCTTTGGTTCTTCTTCTTCTTCTTCTTGTTCTTCTTTTTCTTTTTCATCTTCAGTATCTTCATCTTTATCATCATCATTACCAAATAATCCTCTTAAATTAAAATCGAATGGTTTATCATTATTATCATCATTATTAGAATTATTTTTAAATAAAAATAATCCAATACCACTAATTGCTAAAATACCCGCAGCTAAAAGTAACGACTTTGTATCGTTCATTTTAATATGTATTTAAATTAATTATAACAATTGAACACATTTTTTAATGTTCTTAAATATGATTTTAATTCAATTAAATCAAATGTCCCCGGTTCATAACTTGTTAATTCATATACTTTAGAATCATATTTATAAAAAAAATCATAATCAGCATCATTTGAACTATCTGGGAGATTATCATAATTATAAAGTGTATATGACCATAAATTTTTTTTAGAAATTATAAATGTAATAAAATCTTGCAGATATTCACTACATTTACAATTAAATGAAAATGCAGCAGAATCCATTTTTTCATCTGAACGTTTACCTCTTATTATAAATTGTTTTTCTTTTTGATCATAAAGAACATAAATTGTCATATCTAATTTTTTTGTATCTATAAAATATTCTTCAATTTTTAATACTAGACAATCAGGTAAATTATTTTCCATAATAGTTATAATATTGATATTTGTTTAAGTATATTTGTTTAAGTATATTTATTTAAGTATATTTATTTAAGTATAAATTTATAACTATTTACACACTTGAAGATTTCAAATCGCACCTTTCTTTTAACTGCGTAAAAAATGAAAGGAAACTTCAATGTTTGCCTATTTCAAGGCGTGTAAATTTTGATTTTGGGAATTCTTCTAAAACTCTGATAGATTTATAGGAATCAAATAAAACAACGATTGATTATAAATTGAATTTAATTAATGATAATAAAAATTATCCAGAAATATTTAATTTATTCAATAATTGGCATTTTTAATAAAGTATTTTATCTGCTTTTTCTCTCCATTGATCAAAATCATTTTTTGCATATTCATTATATTCATCCAAATGAATCATATTTATGCTTCGATTTTGCGGTTTTTTTGCAATCTCCTCATATATAAATGCATCGTCAAAACCTATATTTTTGGCATCTATCTTTGTATTTGCATAATATATTGTTGGTATTCTAGCCCAATAACAAGCAGAAAGACACATTGGACATGGTTCACAACTAGTATAAAGTGTACAATTATTTAATTGAAAGTTGTTTAAACTTCTAGATGCATTACGAATAGCAACAATTTCAGCATGTAAAGTAGGATCATTCTCTATTGTTACCATATTATGACCTCTACCAACTATTTCTTTAGTTATATTATTTACTATAATTGCACCAAAAGGGCCTGAATTACGAGTTATAGAGAGACTTGCTAAATCACAAGCTATTTTCATATACTCTTTTTCCATTTAAATATATTTCATTGAATTATATTTAAATACTTTTCTTTTAAATTCTTCTAGATTTTCTTCTTTTAGATTTTCTTCTTTTAGATTTTCTTCTTTTAGATTTTCTTCTTCTAGATCTTCTTCCACCAGGCATAGGCGCATCCTGACAATCAGGATCTAATTTAATTGTACCATTATTTATTGAAAGATCAAAACTTTCTCGAGGATATGGTAGATATTTTGTATCTTCTTCACCAGGAGCAATATCTTTATCATATTTTATTATATTTCTTCCATCATACATATAAATTTTAGAAGGATTATTTGTCCAATAAAAACATGTAACCATTATATAAATACTATATAAAATTATTTTCCTGTGTATGGAACTTTGTGCAAATTATCACCTAAAAAATTTGGTTTTAAACCATATAATCCAGGATAATTTGGAGTTTTCCAAAATCCTACAAAATAATCTTTTACCTCTTTATTAATAGTAGGCGCCAATGGTTCAATTATTCCCTGATCATCTGGAGCAATTGCAACTAACAAATAATTACCTATAATAGTATCTGTTTGTAAAACTTGTTTTTGAGATAATCTTGCAAACCATTCGTATTTATGTCTTTTTAAAATTTCATCTGCAGGAATATAAATTCCATAAGTATCATTCGATACTTTTAAATACTCATTTGATATTAAATCATCTACAACAATTTGTTCTCCTTCAGTTGTTTTTACTCCAATAAGAGTTCCATCAATTAAATTTATTTTTCCTTTATTAACACCATTTTGACACCATCTAGAAAATTCACCTAAAAATTGCGATTCTGCTGTATAATCATTTGTAATTGTATTTTGAATAAAATGTACTAACTCAAAAATGGTTTCGCATTCTTTTGGTGCTCCATAAAATAATAAACTAGGGAAGAAATTCATGGTAGTAGAAGTAGAATTTCTATCAACCATTTCAGTTGCAAACATTTTATTACCTCTTATACCTTGAGAATAAAGTTCAAATAAATTTTTCAAACAAACAAATGATAATGGACATACTAAACCTCCATAAATATATAAAAGTTTTGCAATTCCTAACATTCGAATTTTTGGAGTAATTGGATTAGATATTGTTTTCATATTAATATCCCATCCAGGTATTAGTTTTTTAAATGATTCATCATCTATAATACAAATAGTAAAAGATTTATCACATTGTTTAATAATACTTCTCATTGTTAAATATAAATATGGCTGATTTAACTCAAAAGAACTTCTAGAACCAAAACTAATCCAATTTCGCGAATTATATTCATAAGGTACATGTATCCACAAAATTGGTTTTTTACTCTTACCTAAAGTTACATCATCTAATAAATACTTTTGTATAGCTTCATATGTTCCATCATTGTCTTCTTTTTGTAACTTAGTTGTATATCTTTTATATAAGAACCCTAAAACAATAAGAATAAAAAATAGAATAAATAAGTTTGATATTTTACCTGATTTCATATAATATATTGTTATATTTTTTATAAATTTTTTAAATATATATAATATATAATATATATTTATATAAATAATTGATTATTATGATGTACAATTGTAAAAACAAATATGAATGCTTATTTAATGTGGACAAAATGTGAAATTAATTAAGTAAACTATTAGTATTCATAAGAAATATTATATTAAAAAACAACTTAAAGCCGACGAATAGGTGGAGGTTCTAATCCATCCATTAAATGTTTTCCACATCGAGTAAAAAAGTTATGTAGTTCTCCAGGGTCAGATCCTGTAACTGAATCATCCGGTATATAAGTTGCGTTACCTTTTTTGTAACATAGTAAAACAGGTATTCCATTTACCATTTTTTTTGATTTTAAAAATATATAAAAATTAGTAGATTGGTCTACATTAATATCAGCACATATTACTTCTGGTGGAGATGAAACAAAAAATCCATCTACTGCTTTCTTTATTTTCTTACAAGGTCCACACCAATCTGCTCCCAATTTAATAATAATTAATCCAGGATTATATCCTAAAAGCTTAAAAAAATCATCTACACTAGGTATTTCACTAATAATTTCTTTTGACATATAAGTATTTTATATAAATAATTATATTTTTAATCTAATTTCTAAAGATTCTTATCAATAAAAACTTCTTTAGCTATTTTCTTGATAATTTTTTCTTCCTTTTCATAATCATTATCTCCAGAACCTCCCATAGATTCAATAATAATTTTATTAAATTGATCAGATACTTTTGAATTACATTTTTTATAATCTGGGTATTTCTCTCTAAATTCAGTAATAAGGTTAATATTTTTGTTTGCAATTTTTTTAACCATTTTATGAATTTTGTCTTTGTTTTCATTTTCTTTTTCCCATTTATTTTCATCTTTAACATACATTGTTTCTCTCTTTTTATCAGTACAATGAATTGGTCTTTCAGTTACATCTAATGCATTCAAGTTCTTTACAATAATATTGGAAATTCCTTCTATATAACCAAGTTCACCAACCTTTTCTAAATCAGAAAGTTGCAATTGGAGAGAATTAATAAAATCAGTAATATTCATTGCATTTTTACATGTTTCATTTAAAAATACATTTAAATTAAATGTTTTGTTATGAGAATTATTATAAGTAGTTGTGTTGTTAATATTATTTATATTACCATTTTTAATTACATCTATCATCATATCTTTCATTTCTGAATTTTCTTTCATTAAGTATTTCATAAATTCTTTTAAATCTTGAATCTCATTTGTTGTTTTATTATCATTTTCAATTGTTTTTAATTCTTCTACATAAGTGCATTTTTTTTTATGAGCGTAAAGCGTTGATGAATGTTTATATATTTTTCCACATTTACATTTATATATTTTACTATTTAATGTAGGATTTTGTAGGATTTTATGTTTATTAGTCAATAAATGTTTATCGAATTCGCTTTTTTTACAGCATTTATAATTACAAGTTTTACAAAAAAAAATTTCAGAGATTTTTGGAGATTTTTTTGTAGGAAACATTCCTATATAAATCCTATATAAAAAATCTCCTAAATCCTTTTTTAAAAAATAAATAAAAATTATGATTACATTTTAAAAATTATTTTTTTTGTGTCCAGACCATAAAATTTTTTATGGTCACAAATTTTTCATTTTGGGGAAACTATTTTTTACTTTTCATTTTTGGACATTTTTTTTGTCCATTTTTGAAAAGTAAAAAAAACTTTCCCCAAAAAAACTCTGGAATACCTTCAAATATTGAAACGGCTTTAAATACTTTAAATAAATATATTAATAAAAGTATTTAAATATCTTTGTTTATAAAAACCTCTTTAGCTATTTTCTTGATAATTTTTTCTTCCTTTTCATAATCATTGTCACCTGAACCTCCCATAGATTCTATAATAATTTTATTAAATTGATCAGATACTTTTGAATTACATTTTTTATAATCTGGATATTTCTCTCTAAATTCAGTAATAAGGTTAATGTTTTTGTTTGCAATTTTTCTAACCATTTTATGAATTTTGTCTTTGTTTTCATTTTCTTTTTCCCATTTATCTTCATCTTTAACATACATTGTTTCTCTCTTTTTATCAGTACAATGAATTGGTCTTTCAGTTACATCTAATGCATTCAAATTCTTTACAATAATATTGGAAATTCCTTCTATATAACCAACTTCACCGACTTTTTCTAAATCTGTTAGTTGCAATTGGAGAGAATTTACAAAATCTGTAATATTCATCGCATTTTTACATGTTTCATTTAAAAATACTTGCAAATTAAATGTTTTATTATGAGAATTATTGTTAGTTGTGTTGTTTGTAATATGTGTTCCATTTTTAATTACATCTATCATCATATCTTTCATTTCTGAATTTTCTTTCATTAAGTATTTCATAAAATCTTTTAATTCTTGAATTTCAGTATCATTTATAAGTTTTCTTCTTGATAATTACATTTTTTTTTATGTTTCCATAATCCAGCTCTACTTGAATATTTTTTCCCACAGACACAAATGCATATTTTAGTATTATATGATTCCGTTGTTTCCATTTTGTTTCCTTTGTTACGATGAAGGTGTTTTATGGTATTAACGTGTCTATCCCAATCACTTTGTTTACAGCATTTAAAGATACAAATTTTACAAACAAATACGGCGTTTTTTGGCGTAAAAAATGTTTCCAATGTTTCCATAAAATAAACAAACAAAATAAATCTAAATTCTTTTTTTAAAAAATAAATAAAAATTATGATTACATTTTTAAAATTATTTTTTTTGCATCCAGACCATAATTTTTTTTATGGTCACAAATTTTTCATTTTGGGGAAACTATTTTTTACTTTTCATTTTTGGACATTTTTTTTGTCCATTTTTGAAAAGTAAAAAAAACTTT